GAATGGCTGAACCGGGTGACACTTCACTCTGTGACAATACGTCCCTGTTGGTGTTAAGACCACCAGCGCAAGTGACCTTGTAGCCTAAGATTCTATCTGCCATGATTAGTAAGAAACTCTAGTGTTACCCATAGCTTTACTTGTAATTGCTGTTGAACTCATAGACAGTTGTTCATCAAGCAAAAGCCTACGCATAGTCTTTACACCTTGTTCAAACTTATCTTTATAAACAGCAGCAGCTTGTTCATTTGACCTAAACATCATGAGATACATAAGAGCACCATCAATAACAACGTGTTTAAAACGATCAGGAACAACAGACTCATCTGTTGATAAAACCATATCAGGAGAATAGCTCCAATACTTGTATTCAATTTCATAAGCAGCATCGGCAATAGGTGTTGCTCCCCACTTACCTTCTTGTGTTTGATAGATGGTAGTTGGTACAGCATATCCACCAGTGCCTGTGCTGTCTTCGTCTGGTCGCTTAGTATTCAAATACTGTACATATGAAATGACAGGAAGTCTTGAAGGAATGTTGTTAGTTGTTGTAAGCTTCTTTAAATAGAAACTTTCCCAATCAACAGAAGAAGCATTGCTTGGTAGACTATATACACCAGTACCAATAGTGAGTGTTTGTGTATAGGTGATAAGAGCGAAAGGCCACTCTTGGGCAGACTGCATCAACTCTCTAACAGATGAATTGATAGCGTCTTTGGCAAGTGCTTGAATGTTTCTAGCACCATCAAAATCAGTTACGTCGAGAACGACTTCATTGATTCTTCGTAGCAGTTCATTTGTTAAAGTTATGTAGGTGGTCATATTTGTTTAGACGTAAATAAAGGGAGTGCCAGCAACACCAGCACTCCCTCGTTAGTTCAGGTATTAAGCCAGTTGTTCGCGGTCAGCAGCAGCAGCAGCACGAGTGCCAGCACCACAATCAACAACCAAAGCCCACACACGACCAGTGATGATGCCAACAGTACCAGAGATGGTAGTGACAACGTCAATGGTGTCAGCAGCAGCTACGAAGCCGGGAACCACACCACCCTTGTTGGTGTTGGCAGCAGCAGCGTCAAAGTTGAGGTCATTAGCAAACACAGTGGTTCCGTCAGTGACGTCCAATGTGTAAGTGGTGATATCAGCAACTGCGTCATAGTTTTGAAAACCAGCAGCAAGCACGACACAGCCAGCAGGAACAGCGATGCCAACAGCAGTACCAGAGGTAGCAGCCAGCGACACGTTTTTCTCAAGCAGGACAGCTTGAGGGCGAATGGATTGAGCAATAGACATATATTTTCCTTTAAGAGTTACATGAAACAAGCCCCATTGCTGGAGCTTGTAATCGTTTAGGCAGCGTTATACTTAGCAACCACCAAAGCTTCTGGCTTCAAGATTTTACGACCGTAGACGTGCATACCACGGACAATGTCAGCGAAGCTGTCAGGGTCACGATATGTCTCAGTCTTGGTAATTTGCTGAGCCGAGGCAACAGCAGCTTCTTGACCAGCAACGATGATACCGTAGTTGGTGTTCTGATTGGCAGCACCAGAAGTGCCAGCACCAGTACCAATCTTAGGCAGGTTGTTAGAAACATAAACACGGAAGCCGTGCAGGTTGTTAATAACCAAACCGTTTTGCAGACCAGAACCACCGAAGTCAGCATTGAGCAAACGGCTGTCTTCGTCTTTCAAGAGTTCAACGAACACTGGGTCAACAACCAACCAACGACCTTGACCGTCAACGAATTGTTGGTCAAGCAAACGTGCCATACGTGCAATCACCATCAAAGGAGAAGCAACATCAGTTGGCAAGGCAGTAGCACCGGGCAAACGAGCAGCCAAAGGAATGGAATGCTCACCAGCAGAAGCGGTGGTGATGTTACCGAAGCTACCCTTTTTCAGCTTCATGGAAGCCAGCAACTCGTCAGCACCAGCAGCAGTCACTGCCTTAGTACCGGGAGCAGTAGTACGAGCAACGCTGCCGTTCTCGTGCTTGTTGGCTTGTTGGAAGCCAGTGAGGTATGCAAGAACGTCTTGGTCATACTGGTCGCGCAAGCGATAGGCAGCACGGTCAGAAGCCATTTGCATGAAATTTACATGAGACTGAGCGTTCTCGATATCGTCAATCTTGAAGGCGAAGTAGTTAGCTTGGTCAACGACCAAAGTGAAATCTTCGTCAGCAAGCTCTTGCGCAGTGATTTGTGTACCACGTGCATAGTTTTGAACCGACACTTCAGGTTCTTTGATAATACGAACGCTGTCACCCATGTTAGCGATTTCACCGAAGTAATCGTTATTGGTGATAGCTTCGATAGTGGAAGCTTTACGGAAAGCAACTTGTACTTGCTTACTATAAATTGTGGGAGAGAAGTTACCATTGGGCAAATTGCCGTAACCTACTGCTGATGGGAATGCCATTTTAGTTTCCTTAAATATTAAACATATTTGCTAGTCGGAAAATACAGGGCCATATTACTTAGGTACGCAAACACTAGGCTTCTAGATACCTTGTGTTTGAGGGCTAACTGTTCTGGGTGTTCTACTATTTACAAAACTTGCATAACTAAGAGCAACAACGGAATTGCCATTGCTCTATCACTAAAGACAGATAGAGAGCTACCCTATCCATCCTTATTACTTATAGTTATAACATCATATTTTTAATGATGTCAAACTATCGAGCCGAACCACTAATATCGTAAACAAACTTATTAGCTTTAATTGACTTATCAATGGCAGCTTGATGTTGTTCATATTGGTGAATCGTCATCTTATTAACTTGACTCTCATAGTAGACACCTTCTGAATCGTTGTTAGACGGAACAGATTTAGCACTGCGAGTGTTGACGCTTTTAGCAGCATCGTTGTAATTGGTTTCACGTTTAACAGACTTGCTAATGTTCTTGTCAGCTTTATACAAATCAATAGCACGTGAAGCAGACCTGCTATCAGTGTCGTTGTTATACAAAGCATCCTGTACCCATTTAGGTTGTTCATCAACCCAATCATGAAACTCGTCGCTGTCACGAATGGCTGTGAAGTCTGGATGAGCCTTCATCAATTCATTCTCAGCCTTATCTCTAGCTGTAGTTTTCTCACGCTCATCTAGGGCTTTGAAGCGTTCTTCCAAAGCGGAGTTCTGTTCTTTAGCTTTCTTCATTGCAATGGTTTCAACAATGCGTGCTACATCTGGATAGGATTCAGCCCAAGCCGATAGCTCTTCCTCACTCTTTGGAAACTTAATCTGTTGCTCTGTGCTCTTGTGAAGCTGACTCTGCAAATCATCAAGCTGTTTCTGCATAGCTGTTTGCTGTTGTTGTGAATGCCTACGCAAATCACCATAACGCTTTTTAAAGCTACGCTCTTCAGCATCTGCTGGTTCAGGAGTATCGTCTTCGTTATTATCAGAAGCAGTAGTACCAGCTTGTTTAGAAAGTAGTTGTTTAATCTCTTCTTCTTCTTTAGCAATACGGTCAACGTTTGCATTACGTTTACCAAATGAAGTAGCTGTTGCTTGTTCTTTCTTATCCATAACCATTTCAGTCATATATTTCTCTTTAAAGTTGGGGCATCCGTAGCCAACGAAGTTGGGGAGATAGGTAGCCAGTAATGATGGGTTTATTATTAATATGTTTACTAGCCCATCTCTAGTAATACATTCTTATTATTATAGGTTAGGCTGTACTTGCATCAGCACCAGTGCCAGCACTAACTCCACCAGTATCTCCACCACCAATACCACTACCTGTACCTACACCGGGGCCACCACCTTCACCGCCACTAACATCACCAGTAACACCAATAGAAGCATTATTAGCAGCGACAGCATCAGCAATACCTTGAGTGGCAGCAGCCGCAGCACCACCAGCCGTAGCAGCAGCAGAAGGACTAGCACCACCAAGAGCAGCATCGGCAGCAGCTTGTGAAGCAGCACCAATTGCAGCAGCAGACATACCATTAGCAGCAGCAGCATCAGCAGCCGCTGAAGCAGCAGCAACAGCAGCAGAGCCTGTACCAGCAGGGCCAGTAGTTGCTGTAGTTCCTACGTCTTCACCCATATTAGGAGTGCTATCGATAGCAGAGGAAACAGCAGCTTGTCCTATAGTTGTTGCAGCTTCAGAAGGAGTGAGTCCCATTTGAGCAGCTACTGTTGCTTGATTCTGTGATGCAATGGAGGCAGTTAAAGCATCAGCAACTACACTTTTTCCAAGATTTAAACCTAAACCAATAGGGCCACCAATAACAGAACCAACCATACCAACAGTGCTAGGAGATACAGATGAACCTACAACACCTGATAAACCAGAAGAGGTTGTACCACCACCACTTGTACCATCACCACCACCACCCTCAGAAGGAGTAGTTGTCATACCACCAGTAGCAGGTGTTCCAGTCGGAGCAGTGACAGCAGCAGCCGTTGTATCTACAGCACCAGTCTTAACTTTATATCCAGAAGGAATAGACAACTGAGGCTTACCATTCACATATGGAATGAAAATAACATTACCAGCATCATTAACTAATGACACCATTTCAAAGCCTTTTAATGGAGCACCAGCATATGTCTTAGCATTCTCAGGCTGAACATAACCACCAGCAGCCATTTTCACATCAGCTTCTTCCTCACCCATTACATCATCTACAGCAGATGAAAACTCAGTAACATCTTCTTCGTCTTCAGGTGTCTTAGCTTCTTCAGCATTACCCATCTGACCAATGTCTAACATCTTCTGCAAACCAGCTTTAGCTTTGTCACGCATCTTCATTAGGTTTTCTAAACCAATGTAGCGAACAACGTCTGCTGGTACAACAAACTCACCAACACTAAGCTTGGCATCTACGTCATCTCTTACTTCTTCTTTCAAAGAACCAACAGGAACATCGTTACCACTTACTTCGTCTTTAGTACCACCTTGCTGCATGACACCACCGTCAGCAAGCATCTTATCAGTCTGCTCTTTGTACATTTATTTCATCCTTTAAATATTTAAGCTGACGTAATGCAGCAATGGCACCTTGTGCTTTAAAGATATCAGCCATATCTACAGCTTGCTCCAGCTTACGCTGATGCTGAACAATGTTGTGCTCCAGCATTTCAAGGAAAGCATTCCATTGAGTTGCAGTGTTAGCAAGCTGCTTTAGCTTGGAAAGATATTGTTTGTTCATTAAACTATAGCCTCATAAAATTTGTTATTTTTAATATTGTTTTCTAGACTCGTCAACACTTGCAAATTCCAAGGTACATGTAATCCACTAACATTCTTACCCAATAAAGGTACGATGTGGTCTACCTGATGGCTAACACCAGTAATCATACTTAGTTGCTTAGCTTCTTCGTAAACTTTTGATATAGCTTGTTTGTCTACTTCGGTTAACCAAGTCGGAAACCGTTTTAATCGTTTTGCTCTTTTATTCGCATCCCACACCGAGTGTTTGAGTGGTTCGGCTTTTCTATAATACCTTTTATGCAGAGCTACTTTTTCTGAATTATCTTTTTTCCATTGATTACTTTTCTCTATCAAAACATCTCTATGTTTCTCTCTATATTTTTTATTATATTCAGACGTGTTAGATTTATTTGACTGCTTGTACACAAATATACATTCTTTACAAGCAGAATTAAAACCATCACTGCTTGCTTTTCTTTGAGCAAAGTGAAGTAACTCTTTTTGAAAGTTGCATCTTGTACATGTCTTAAACATCATTACTGTACATTACCAGAAAATCCCTGCTCTTGTGGGGTAGGAGCTTGTCCAACACCAATGTTTCCACCACCAGTACCAGCGGTATCACTTACAGCAGGAGGGCCACCAACGCCCTGTGTAGGAGCACCAGCAGCGGGAGGTGGAGCATTCTGTTGCAGCAGATAAGCCTGACGCATTGCTTCGTCCATGTTGTTAGTTACTTTATCTGGGTCAAGCTCCATGCTCTTAGCAATTTCACGAATGATGTAAGGGAACTTAGCAAACGGCATAAGTGCTGGACTGCTTGCAATCTGAAGAAACTGCATCAAGCGCTGACTACGCACTTCCGTAGCCATCAAACTTTCAGTGCCTCGTGCATTGACTTCCAAGTCTCCCTTAATCTCAGGGTCATAGTCAAACTGCATATTGAAGTTAAAGAAAGCTTTACCAAGTGGAGCTAACAAATAATCATCAACGTTCTTAATCACTGTCTTAATACCACCAGAGGCAGCATTCATCAACATACTAATACCTGACGCTGTTCTACCAACACCAGACACACCAGTTTGTCCATGAGCAAATGAAGGCAAGCCTGTACTCTCATCAGAAAGCTGACGAGCTTTGTCAAACAGTTGCAAGTTCTCAGCAGCTACGTTTGGAAACTTAGTACCGAACAAGCTTTGACCGGGAGCACCACCTTGACGACGAAACACTTTACCGGGATAGACAGAGAAGTCTTGACCGGGTACGAGATTGGTTTCATCAATTTCAAATACTAGATTACCAGACAACACAGCATTGTCCACAGCCATACGCATGAAACCATTCATGAGCGTTTGTGTATCGTCCATGTTCTCAGCAATACCAACACCAGCCAACGAGTATGGATTTAGTTCATATGGAACAGCGTAGTATGGAATCTTAGATGGTTTAAATGGATTGAGTACCAATCGAATAATCTTGCCATTGCAATACCAAATGTTTGCTTGCAGTTCTCCAGCATCTTCAAACTCTGTTGGAATCTCAATGTCATTATCAATGAGCATATCAACGTCAATGTTGCCCCAATACTCCAGCACTTCAAAGCGT